CAAACAACATTTTTTAGCTTCTTCAATAGGTAAGGTATCAATAAAATACCTATAAGCCAAAATAGTATCAGGAATTTGTTTACGTCTAATATTTCTAGAATTAAACAATAAAGCAAAATCATATTCTTTACCTTTAAAAAGTTGTTTCTTAAATTCTTTCAACTCTGGAGTATTTTTATCTAGTGGTTTGAAAATATCACTATTCAATCCATGAGGAATATATTTAAGAATTTTATTATCTGCTTTATCACCTAAAACAATTTTATTGATATTTACTGTTTGTTTTGAAATACCCATTAACAAGTCACATGCTTCATAGAATGGTTTATTGTAAATAGGAGCTGGATAATCATCCCAAATGTTTAAATAAACAATAGGAATATGTTTTCTGATTTCATTTTCAATTTGGAACAACCAAACAAAATAACGAGGATCAGTGATTAACATAATAGCATCAGGTTTTTCAAATTTAATCATTTGTCTAATAAGCTCAGCATCTCCATATCCATCTACTGGGTATAAAAATATTGATGAGTCTTCAATACCTGCATTCTTGTTTGTGTCTTCACTTAAATCAAACCTTTGTCCTTTTTCTGGATGTTGAACAGCTCCTGCTATGTTAACCCAATTGAAATGATGGGCAGTGTGAATAACAATCTCTCTTGCAACGGTTGCTATACCTGAATGGACTCTAATGTCATCACAGATAAGCAAAACCTTTTTCCTCTTATCAGGAGGTAAATAACTGAATTTATCTTTCATAAAATTTTTTTTAATCTTTAATGTCTAAATTGTTGTGTGAATGCATTTTTTTTCTAAAATCTTCATCCGTAATATATAAATGAATAGCACGGTCAGCAAGCTTTTGTAAAGAAAATTTATACTTTACACAATTAATTTTAAACTGTTCGAATAACTCACTCTGTACTTTCACAGAGGTCAATGTCATATCCTTTTTATTTGTCATAATCTTTATTATTTGTTATATATAAATATACGTAGGTTTATGAAGATACACCTGCTTGACAAAGATCTTTTTTATCTTTAAAAGGACAAAAAGTACAGTTCCATTTACTAGGGTTTGGTTCAAATGTTTTCTTTTTATGAGAACCATCATGATTAAACACTTCCTCTATAAATGAATTAATAGTGTTAGTTGCTTTATTCATTTTTACTTTACCACTTGCTGGTGTGTATTCTTGAATTCTTGAAATTGGATATGGAGATTCTTCCCATATTTTCCTTTTAACAATAAAGAATTCTATTTCAATATTGTCTTCAGGTACTCCAAATTGTTGACTATAAAATTTTTTATAAAGTACTAGTTGGAGTTGTTTTGTTTCATCTTTTTTAGTTTTATCATCCCAACCACTTTTAGATGTTTTGATATCTATAATTTTAAAAGTGTTAGTTGGTTCATGATATAAAACAACATCCAAATAGCCTTTATATAAAATAGTTTTAAACTCAGGATGAGGAGTAAGTAATAAAGGTACTTCACAACCTACTAAAAACCATCCTCGTTTTCCAAAATACCCACTTCGTTTTTTCTTTACAAAATTTAAAATAGCTAAACCATCTTCATAAAACTCTCTCATTTCAACTGGATCTGAGAAGTGAGTGGATTTGTTTGATTTGTAATCTTTTAAATATGTTTCTCTAAAACGCTCTTCAAAATATGCTTCTAAATCAATTCGGTCTGCCTCAGCGCCACTAATTTCATATATAGTTGTTATATAGTGTTGTATAGCCTCATGTACTGCAGTTCCGAATGTCATATGAATAGACTGTTCAGATGTGTAATAACCGTCTCTATATTGTAAAGACCATTTGTGTGGACAAGACAAAAACATAGACATTTGACTATAAGAAATCGCTTTTTCAAAAGCATAATTGACTTCTTTTAGAGTATGTTTTTGAATTTGTTTTACAAGGGCAGGTATTTTTTTCTTTTTAGTCAAAACTTATTTTTTACCTTTTAGCATTTGAATTGTTTTCTCTAGATATAGAGCTAAATCCATTGCTTCTTCTTTAGCATGTTGTAAATAATCAATAACTGATAGATCTGTTCTATCTAAAGTAGTATTATATTTTTTTTCACCCATTTGAGCTCTTTTAATATGCTCATCAATAATTGATTCTACAATTGAATCTGTTTTAGTGATAAATTTAGTTTTAGGGGTATCAAAAGTTACATTGTAAATATCACTATTTTTTGTCATTTTATTTCTTTTAGTAGTTTTTTAATTTCTTTTTGTTCTAAACCATATTTTTCTAAAATATGTTCAATTCCTTCTTTCTTTAAAATATAAATATAATCTTCTGCCTCTCCCAATGAAATAGTATAATAATCAGCTATATGTTTTAATATAGTTTCATTAGGTTTTTTCTTAGAACCTTTAATATATTTTAACCATACATTGTTTTTTGGTATCATACTGCAGTAGAATTTATATATTTTTTCTTTATCATTTTGAGGGAGGAGTTGAGCGACATTTGTAACCTCTATATAAGGTTCATACATACTAATGTATCTATGAACCATATAAGGGTTAAATTGTTTTTGATCCTCTTCACTAAATGAAGACCATTGTTTTTTAGTACCTGTTATCTCTTTAAGCCAATCAAATATCGTCACCGCCATATTCTTTTCTTAATTCCTTAGGTAATGTTTCAAGTAAAATTTCTCCACTTTCTACATCATAAAATACAGGAATTGGAATAAGAGCATCTTCATCTGATCCTACTACAAAGCGAGATACTTTACGTAAAATAACTCCTTGACTCCAAATTTTACCTCCAGAAGGTGTTTCTACAGATGTTGTTTTAGATAAGTCAATGTTTAAGTTTAGGTTATTGTTTTTCATATTATTCTATTTGTTTTAATTGTTTCAATTATTCTTGAAATACATGCCATAAAATTAATTTCTAAATCTACTCTAAAATTTGATTGGTAAATACATTCATTAATAATAACTGCTATTTGTCCCTCACAACCAACAGCATAGTCGTTTGTACACTCATATAGGTGTTTAAAAACGTCTTCAAATGAAGAGACATCATTGTCAGCGATAATTTGCCTAATGTTATTAAACGTTTTAGTAGTTGGTTTTTTTAATTCATCTAAAATTTTACTTTGAACATCCTCATTTTTACCTAAAGTATTAGGTAATGTAAGTTTATTATCAATAATATATTTTTGACAATCATTGATAATTTTTCTAAAATCAGGATATGAACTATTTACTACAGCGGCTAAATCTTCAAGTTGGAATTCAATGTTTTCTTGATTTAGAATTCCATAAACATGTTTTGCTACTACTTTTTTAGATGGTGGAGTTAACTTAAACTCTTGTAATCTGCTTCTAAGTGGTGGAATTAATCTTTCTGGATAGTTACCTGTTAGAATAAATCTAGTAGTTAAACTATATGTTTCAATCATATTCAAAAGCAACACTTGTGATGCTTGTAAAATATGAGTTGATTCATCTAGAATAACAATTTTTAATGGTTTAAAACCACGAGCAGAAGCAAATGAACCTACTTTTTCTTTAATGTCATCCATACCTCTATTCTCAGTAGCGTTCAAATAAATAAAATCACAATCAATACTATTAACTAATATTTTAGCTAAAGTTGATTTACCTGAACCTTGTAATCCAAAGAAACCTAAATGAGGTATGTCTTGATTAGTTATAAATTCTTGAATTTTCTCACGAATTTGTTCATCACAGATATAATTATCAAGTGTTTTAGGTCTGTATTTTTCTACGAAAATAGTATGTTCTTTAGTAGTCACCATATATGTTATAACGTTTTACTTCTGGTTCTGGGATCTCAACTTCCTCAGTGAATATAGCATAAAGTTTACCCTGAGCCAAATCTAATCGAAACGCTTTTGGTTTAACTGTATTAATTTGAAACCATGCTTCTAAAGCATCGGTTAATGATTTTTGTACAGTATTAACATTACTCATTTTCCATTGATCACCTGGTGGGACACGACTACCGATTTCAATTAATTTTTCTTTAACTTCTGTTTTGTTCATAACTTTACTTGTTCTTTAAAATAAGGAATTAATTTATCAATAGGATAGTTTATGTAAGTATGACCTGCTGTGGCCATACCTACATAAATCCCATCAGTACCAGGAACAAAATATAATGTTTTGACAGTAAGCAATTGACCATCAATATTAATAAGTTTTCCAATTAGTGATACTGCATCCTGCATACTTTACATCATTCCCATCATGTCTCCAAACCCACCATCCTCTTTCTTATCTTCTGGTTTGTCAACTATAATAGCTTCTGTTAATAATACTGTTCCTGCTACTGATACTGCATTTTCAAGTGCTGTACGAGTTACTTTAGCTGGATCAATGATACCTGCTTCTTTCATATCTACAAATTCATCTGTTTTTAGATTATAACCAATCCAATAATCAGCTGTTCTAATTTCATTCATAGCATGGTAAACATATTCTTGATCAACACCAGCATTAGCTAAAATTTTCTTAAATGGAGAACCACATGCTTTATAAACAATATCAGCTCCAATACTATCTCTTTGAATATGCTCACGAGCATGTAATAGAGCAGCTCCACCACCTGGTACAATACCTTCTTCTAAAGCAGCTTTAGTTGCTTGTAAAGCATCATCAACACGATCTTTTTTCTCACGCATTTCAGATTCTGTAAATCCACCCACATGTACAATTGCTACACCACCAATAAACTTAGCTAAACGTTCTTGTAATTTTTCTTTTTCATATGGTGATTGAGCATTATCAATTTGGTTTTGAAGTTCTTCAATACGGGCTGCTATTTTATCAGCATCTCCTTTACCATCAACAATAGTTGTTTGATCTTTATTTACAGTTACTACTCTAGCTTGACCAAACCAATCCCAACTGAATTTATCAAGTTTCATACCTTTTTCAGCACTAAATACTTGACCACCAGTCATAATAGCAATATCTTCAAGTAACAATTTTCTACGATCTCCAAAATCAGGAGCTTTAATAGCTACAGTTTTCAAAATACCTCTTGCTTTGTTTACAATCAAAGTAGCTAAAGCTTCACCATCAATATCTTCAGCAATTAATACTAAAGGTTTATTTTGACTTGAAACAGCTTCTAAAATAGGTAACAATTCTTTTACAGTAGTGAATTTTTTATCAGCAATCAAAATATAAGGATCACTAATAGTAGTACTCATTGAATTATTATCTGTAACAAAATAAGGTGATTTGTAACCTCTGTCAAATTGCATACCTTCTACTGTTTCAAGATATGTTTCACCATTTTTAGACTCTTCAATAAACACTACACCCTCACGACCTACTTTTTGCATCGCAGCTGCAATTAATTCACCTACTTCAGGATCATTATTTGCTGAAATTGTAGCAACTTGTTTAAGTTGATCTTCAGATGAAATGTCTTCTTTAATCTCATTATGTAGAGCAACTATAACTTCTTTAACCGCTACATCCATTTGTCTTTTAATTTCAACAGCATTACGATCATTACTCAACTCCAACATACCTGCTTTAATCATTTCTGAAGCTAGTAAAGTAGAAGTAGTAGTACCATCACCTGCTGATTCAGCAGTTTTAATAGCAGCTTGTTTAACTAGTTGAACACCTGCTTCTTCAATTGGATTTTCTAAAGTAATGGATCTAGCTACAGTAACACCATCTTTTGTTGATTGAGGAACACCTCCGTTTGCAATTACTACATTACGACCATTAGGTCCTAGAGTAGCTGTTACTGCTTTAGATAGTTTCTCAATACCTTCCGCTAATTTTTTACGTCCTTCAGGACCAAATTCTATAATTTTGCTCATGTTATTTAATTTTTGCTAAAACATCATTTTCCCTACCAATCCAATATTCTTCACCTTCATAATCAAATTTAGTGAACCCCATTGTAGGTAGTACTACTACATCTCCTACTTGTAAAACAGTGGGTAAGAAAACACCTGTGAATGAAGAGTGACCTTCACCTACAGATACAATTTTACCTGTTTTATTTTTTTCATTTCCTAAATCAGGAACAATGATCCCACCATATGAAGTTTCTTCAACTTCAACTGGTTTTACGATAACCGCGTTAAAAAGTGCCTCTAATGCCATATTTAAATTTTTATTTTTTCTGTGAATGAATTGATTAGTGTATTGTATTCTTCAATATAACCTTGTATTGAATCATATGATTTGCTATTAATTTTATCTTTAGCAATTGATTTCAAAGCAGCAGATAAATTACTATAATGTCCTATAATTTTAGTATATTCTTTACCCGAATCAGTATAACGGGAATCAGGAATAACTCTAATATTAACAGTCATACAGTTATCATCCATTGAGATGAAATACGGATCCATTATAGGATCATTAACAAAACGGGTATATTCTTTTTCTGTACTCATAACGTTAATATAACAAACTTTTATTGGTCTTCCAAACTATTTTCAACAGGAGATAATTCATTTATTGGCTCATCTTCTATTATTTGAGCCTCTTCAACTAAACGACAAAAATAAAATAACCCGTCTCTTCTAAAAACATTTGTTGTATTAGTGTATCCTTTAAATAGATTTGTATCTATTCCTGCATGCTCAGGAATTTTACGCTCGACTGTATATAAGTCATCACCAACCTTAATTAATTCAAAACCCATAACTTTATTATAAATATATTAATTTTTAAATTTTATTCCATTTATTATTAGAATCTAATGAAAAACTACCTACACAGTCATAATTCCATTCATTTGGGTGTATCATAGATAAAAATATGTTTCCATCTCTACCAACATATAAATGATATATTTGTCCTATAACTGGTTCAAAAGCAAATTTAGCATTATATACTAATTCATTCCATTTATACTCTTCTACTAATTTTTTGTATTCTTCTTTTAATTCATTAAATTTTGTTTGAAGTTGATGATTTACTTTAACTGCATTAACTGATTTCCAAGCTGTAATATTTTCAAGTTTAATAGCAGGAGCACTTACATTACTGCCATAAGGTAATAATCCTGGGTTTTCTACAAAGTTGTCTGGTTTTTTCATTATAATTCTTTTGCTACTAAATAATATTCACTTTTAGTATTTCCATTATCAAAAGCAAGTTTCATAACACCATCTAAATTGATCCCCATAGTACAATGAGCTACATCTTTATTACAATACATGATTTCTTTAATTAGATTAGAATTGTAATGAGCTTTAAAAAATGGAGGTAAATTATTTGTTTCAATATTAGGTAAATAAAATGATACTTTATTTGAATGTTCAATATTACCTCCAAATACCATTTCTAGTTGTGGTTCAAAAGTAGCAGCGTTTATAACAGGTTGGAATACAACTGTATCAGTATCTGCGAGTGCTGATTTTGCTCGCACTATAGCGTTTATACTTTCGTTATCTAATGTAACTTCAATGTTGTATACATCATCACCAACAAATTCACCTGCTTTAGGAATAATCATCAAATCAGCTAAAGCATAATTTAAAGTAAATTGATTGTCTGAAATAATAAGTTTAGTGATTAGTTTATGTTGTTTAACATATTCTAAATTTACATAACCATTTGTAATGTTTAATAGTTTATTTAATTGAGTAGTATTGCTAATACCAATAGCTGAATCCTCTAATTCAAAATTATCACAAGTCACAACTCCAATCATTGTTCTATCAGGAGCTGTAAATTTAATAGTTAATTTATTATCTTGAATGTCCCATCTAACTGCTTCATTCATTCCATTAAGATAATACTTTGAAATAATACTTGTTAAGTCTGCTTTATTTATCATTTTTAAAATTTAAAAAATTTGTTTATGTTTTGATTTAATACTACTGCACCCCATCCTAAGTCTGAATATAATGATTCTAATTTGTTTTTCAAAACTGAATCAAATAAGCCATCTCTATCTATATATTTCTCAGCAAATTCTAATAACTCAGGAGCATCATTATAACCATTTAAAGCAAGTACATCTATTCTATATGGATTATCTTTTAAATAAACAATATAAATTTTATCACCTACTTGAGGTGTAGGATATTTTTTATCTAATCCTCTAAATTTTAAAATATCAGAAGTATAAATTGCTGCTTTAGTATTAATAGGACATTTTAATCCTAATTTAGTAAATATTTCACCTGCTCTAGGTGGTGATGCTATATATTCTTTCATTTTCTTTAAACCAGTTGGTTTAAGAATTTTCTTCCAATCAATAGTTCTTAATTCAGTTCTAAAAGAAAGAATTTGTTTATCCATATCTTCTTTAGGTTTACCAAACATAATTTCATTAATAATATGCTCTCCAAACTGTCTAAATAAAGGTGGGAAATTAGATTTCATTAGATCTAAACCTTTAACATCTAACTCATCTACAGGTACACCTTCTTTATTAACAATATGTTGGGCGTATCTCCTTTTACCTGCAAAATAACCTCTATCTAATACAACCTCTTGTTTTAACTCAAAATAATGAGTACTATTATCTCCTAAATTAAAAGCACTCTTAGCAAAATCACCTATAAATTTATTAGCCATTGCTTGTAATTCATTTGCTATGACTAATATTTTATTAATTACATCTTCCCTATTATTAAAATCAGTATCAGGATGTCTAGCTATTAATAAGTCTTTACATTGAATAAATAGTGAGTCAGTGTCACTAGTGATAATATAATCTTTAGGTGTTTCATTACCTAATTCTTTATTTAGGTAAATATTCATATTTTTAATACTTTCCTGAAGTAATCTTTGACCAGTTAAAGTAATTGCTTTACTAATAAATTTATTACCATCTGTGTATCTCCAACTATTAATAGCAAACACACCATAAACATCATTTAATTTAATTTTATAAGCATGTTGTCGTCTATCATAAAAAGCACCCATAACAGGATCATTATCTACTTTATATGCTTTTTTCATGAGTTTTTTATACTCTTGTCTTTTAGCAAACCAATCAGATAAAATTTCACAAACAATACTTAATTTATCTTTTCTAAACAACACACCAGGAGCAGATACAATTAAATCATTTGTTTCAATAATGTCAATAATATCTTTAACAGATATTTCAGATCTAACTAAAGTTCTATTCTTTTTAACTTTTTCAATATAAACAATCTGGTCTGGATTCATTGATTTTAATTCCTGAAGTGACCATTGGTTATCATATTTGTCTTTATTTACAATACGACCTACTAATGTTTCAATACCCATATTAAGAGATCGAATAATAGATGGATATAATGATGTAAAATCTAAATCAATAACCCATTCATATAAACCAGGTACAGGATCTTTTAAATAACCACCAGCATATTCTTCTTCTAATGTTCTTAATGCTGGATTGTAAGT